TCCCCCGATGTTGCGGTTATATTTCCACCAACTAAGATGTTTGCGGTTGTTTGGAGCCCCGTGGTAGCATTTTGGAGGATAATAGTATCTGTGGTTGTATTGTTCTCCCCAGTCACGTGGTTGAGGCCATGGGACGCGACAACTGCAAAGTTCCCCAAGATGAGGGTATTCGCGACTGAGACGTTCCCGACTACGGAGAGAACATTAGATCCTGTATCTTCGACATGGAGGTTGGACCCCACACTGAGATCGTGTGAGGGAGACGAGTTCTGAATTCCGAGATTCCCCTCGAAAAACTGAATATTCGTACTGACCATCTCTGTTGATATAAGGGTATAAAATAAATAGAAAAATTATTGCGGTGGAGTTGGCCACGTGACACCCACTAAATTGCCAGTTCTATCAAGTTGGGGATTTGAATTTTGAGGCAAATCCCTCAATACTTGGCGATATTCTAACCACAGTGCACGACTTTCCGGTGTTGGATGTGGGTATCCGGGTATAACCCGGAAATCTGATTCTCTGAGAAGCACATTTCTCTTATAACGTAACAACTGATAAGGGGTCATATACTATAGGAACACAATTTTATTGTTTCATTATGTATGTGAGTGTATAATATGGTGGCAAATTTTTATCTTTTCCACTAACTCCACCCGGATCTATCGATAAATCGTGTGTATGTTCTCCCGATTCATCCGTATTTTGTGTAGCTGATGTTAAAAATGAGGTATCTGTACCAACTATACAGGTTACTGGTTGATTTAAACCTTCGGTACCATGGGCGGTTATTCCGTGTTGGTGTTTTCCAGATGTTTTTGTTTTCCCTGAATGGGTATGAGTGACAGCGACGGCATCCGGACTTCCACCCACCTCATTTATAGAATATTTATTCCCCGAACCAACTATAAAACGGTTTCTGAGATCGGGTGTTCCTTCATTTCCGTCACAAATTAACCACCCCTTCGGTATATCCATATTTGATCCTGACCACATGATTATACATCCGGAAGGTAGAAATGGGTTGGATACACCATCTATCTGTAGATCGTCAACTTTTATTGTCCCAACCTTGGATATATCAATGTCTGTGTTTCCGATTTCTAAATTACCATGAACATGCACAATTTTCGGTGGATCTACTCTCGGCATTATACTATAAGTATGTTTTTTATTTAGAACATTTCTTCGAGTTTTGTGAGACGTGCACAGATAGAATCGTTTTCTACTTCATCATGTTGAAGTTGTCTATCAACTTCTTGGAGAGCTGCGGTGGCTACAGTGAAAATTGCATTTTTATCGAGGTAAACAAAGTCATTCACCTTTTGTCCGAAAATAAAAATTTGATTACTTTCTAAATTTTCTTTAATTTCTATAGTTTTTTCGTCTATTATTTTTACGAGGGTGAGGTCCCTCGTTTGATCACTTTCATCCATAGCTTGGAGTATGGTGGCGTTACTTTCCAAATTCGATGTATTAAACTCTGAAAATGTAATAACATTCTGACTCACGTTTGCGAGTTCATAAATATTCGGGATATAGTCTGAACCTATTTTCGTTGCGTATGGGAGGGTGTCCCTAACTTCTTGGGCTATGAAACCCCATACGGGTTCATCACCTTTGGAAACCAAATCTTTGTAGGTATATTTTTTTGGTTTTAAAAGTCTCAGAGTTTCCAATGCCGAAGCATCATCAATGTCAATTATATCCTTTTTGATTCTATAATCCGATGAACTTATCGTTCCCTGCGACGAAATGAAATAGTTTCCTGATACGATTTGGTCGGTTGCGTAAATACTTGGATCACTGGTGGACGCGCTATCCGATGTCAGTGCTTGATCATACCTAAAATAACGCCGTTGGGCAGCCTGTATCAAACCAGCGTCCCCATGAACGTGGAGTTTTGCATAAGGGGTGGCTGTTCCTACACCGACGTTTCCAGTTGTGGAATCTACATACAGGTTGGCCGTCCCAACTTCGAAGGTGTAGTCTTTTATAGTTTGTTTTATGTATTGAGGGTTGTCGAAGACCCTCACGTGACCCGCTTCGGAACCGGTGCCGTCATTGTAGGGCGCACCCACAGCGAGACGGGATCCATCCGAAGAGAGGGCGACGGACCAACCGAAATAGTCGAAAGCCGCCTCACCGTCTTTGTCCGCCCCAACTTGCGTCCAGGTGCTCCCGACCAAGTCGAAGACCCTCACGTGGCCCGCGTCTGTACCACCGCCGTCGTTTCGGGGGGCCCCCACCACGAGACGCGTTCCATCCGAAGAGAGGGCGACGGAATAACCTAACTGGTCCCCAGCCGCCTCACCGTCTATGTCCGCCCCAAGTTGGGTCCAGGTGCTCCCGACCAAGTCGAAGACCCTCACGTGGCCCGCCCATGTACCACCACCGTCGTTTACGTAGCCCCCCGCTGCGAGACGTGTTCCATTCGAAGAGAGGGCGACGGACCAACCGAAATTGTCCCCAGCCGCCTCACTGTCTATGTCGTCCCCAACCTGGGTCCAGGTGCTCTGATTTTCGTCCCAGTCGAAGACCCTCACGTGGCCCGCGTCTGCACCATTGCCGTCGTTACCCCGCCCCCCCACTGCGAGACGTATTCCATCTGAAGAGAGGGCAACGGACCCACCGAAATCGTCCCCAGCCGCCTCACCATCTATGTCCGTCCCAACTTGGGTCCAAGCGCCCTCGACCAAGTCGAAGACCCTTACGTGGCCCGCATTGGAACCGTTGGCATCGTTGTACAGGCCCCCCACCGCGAGACGGGACCCATCCGAAGAGAGGGCGACGGACCAACCGAACCGGTCCCCAGACGCCTCACCGTCTATGTCCGTCCCAACTTGGGTCCAGGTGCTCTGATTTTCGTCCCAGTCGAAGACCCTCACGTGGCCCACATTGATATTAAAGTTGTTGTCGTTTCCGGTGGCCCCCACAGCGAGACGGGACCCATCCGAAGAAAGGGCGACGGAGTAACCGAAATTGTCCCCAGCCGCCTCACTGTCTATGTCCCCCCCAAGTTGGGTCCATGCCCCACCACTGTAATTATAGACCCTCACGTGGCCCGCATTGGAACCTGTTGTGCCGTCGTTTAGGGAGGCCCCCACCGCAAGAATCGTTCCATCCGAAGAGAGGGCGACGGAGTAACCGAAATAGTCCCCAGCCGCCTCACCGTCTATGTCCGCCCCAACTTGAGTCCACACTCCAGCACTAACAGTGGAATATTCTATTGAAAGTGTATTACTAAAATATAGGTTTCCGGTTGTGTTTACATTTCCGTGAACATCTAACTTTTGTAGTGGTGCATTTGTTCCTATACCTACATTCCCACTTGTCCGGACAGCATTTCCAGAATTTACCGTAAATCCACCCGAAGATATACCTGTTAGTCCTGAACCGTCACCCAAAAGTGAAGTAGCTGTAACATTACCACCCACAACTATATTACTGGAGACTACAAGACTTGTTATGGCATTACTAAATTGCACCGTATTGGATGTGACGTTTCCACTATCGGCTGCTTCCTGTAGTGTAGATGTCAACCCGGTGAGTAGACCACCGTCACCTGATACAGATGTCGCTATCATAGTTCCTACATTTGCAGTTCCACGAACATCAAGATCGAAATCGGGTGTATCGGTTCCTATACCAACATTTGAAGTGACTACCAAATTCGAAGTTCCAACATGAAGTGTACCATCGGTTATAAGTTTGGTTGTTGTTAAAGTTCCAACATTTGCTGTTCCGTGAACGTCGAGTTTGAAAGCAGAGGGTGTCGTTCCAACTGCGACATTTCCGTGAATAATTGAAAAATTATTTTGAACCACCGCATTTCCAATAATATCTATTTCCATTTCTTGGAAGTTTAGGATATGATCATCTGTAAGGGTGTTTTGTGTAAATCCCATAGAAAAACGTTTTTCATCGCTGTGGTAAATGAGAGCAACATTGGCATCCTCGTGTTCCATCAAAATACCCATATCCATATCATGGTCTACGTCACCCGAACCAATACCAAACAATTTATCTTCAATTGTTACATTATTTGAATGTAAAACAACTGTATTTCCCGAAACAGTGAGATTACCAGTAATTTGCATATCACCTGTTGTCAACAACCCACCCTCCACATGAAGTTGTTTCTGTGGATTTTGGGTTCCTATCCCAATACTTCCCTCAAATGTCTGTATGGTTGTGTCCATTACTATAGATTAGAACATTTCTTCCAATTTTTTTAATCTCGTTTTAAGATTTTCTTTTCTTTGTTTTTCATTTTGAAGTTGTGTATCAATTTCTTGGAGAGCTGCAGTTGTTATAGTAAATATAGAATCTTTGTTTAAAAATGTAAAGTCTTCAACTTCGCGACCAAATAAAAATATATCTTTGTGTTTCATATCAGTATCAATCCGGAAAGTTGTATTATCTATAATTTCAATTATAGTCGTATACACATCTTCACCATCAGGTGTAATAATTTTAATTTTTTCTCCAGAATTTAATTTAGAAGTTCCATAAAGAATTTTATTTTTATCAGAGACCTTAGCTAACGTATACATATCTGGAACATATTCAGTCCTTAACTTTGTTGCGTATGGAAGAGTGTCCCTAACTTCTTGAGCTATAAATCCCCATACAGGTTGTTCACCCCTATTTACGACATCTTTATATGTATATTGTTTTGGTTTTAAAAGTCTTAATGTATCTAACGCTGACACCCACGCACCAACATCATCTATATTTGTTTTAATTCTTTCATCTGAAGCTGTAAGGGTTCCAAATGCGGACATAATTCTTTTTTGGGTGACTATATCCGAGTTTGCATAAATACCATGAGCTCCAACTGTGCTTGTATCACTTGATAAAGCTGCATCATATTTAAAATGTTTTCTATTTCCACTACCATCAATAGCACCCGCTGAACCTACTACATGGAGTTTTGTGAGAGGGGTGTCAGTTCCTATACCAACATTTCCAGTTGTGGTGTCCACATATAGGTTGGCCGTCCCAACTTCGAGGATTTGGTCTTTTATTTGTCGGTTTACTTTATTTACATATTCATAAACTTTCGCATAACCAGTGACGTCAAATGGACCATTTTTCCCTGAACCTACAATAAAAGTTTTCCCATCATTAGATATTGAAACGAACGTGGGATCGGTATTGTTCAGAGTCGATCCAACCTGACTCCACGACCCCCCAGTGTATTGGTATACTTTCACCGCCCCGCTATAGTTTGTCGCGTCTTTGTTATTTTCAGTAAGAACGAGGTGGGTGCCATCACCTGATAAGGAAACACCAGTTCCAAGATAAGAAGTGGAGCCACCAAGTATATCAGAACCAATTTGAGACCAGGACGTTGTGCCACTATTGTATTCCCAAACATTGACACGTCCATCATGGCTGGAATAGCCGTAAGCGCCTATGGCTATTTTTGTTCCATCAGCAGATAAGGATGCTGCTATACCTAAATATTCAAAAGATGCACTCCCTTCAAAGGTGGCTCCAATCTGACTCCAAGACCCTCCACTATATTCGTAAACTTTTACTTCTCCTGCTCGTCCTACAGTTGGATTTGTTAGGCTTTGTTCATAGGTGCCTATAGATACTATTGATCCATTTTGGGATAAAGAAAGTGAATACCCGAACGTAGCCGTGCTGTCCCCCGTTCCATTAATAGACGACCCCAATTGAGACCAAGTTCCACTACTATAACGATACACGGACACTTTTCCAAAATCATCCCCGGCATCGTCATTATATGGAGAAGCTGCTGCAATTGTATTTCCGTCACCCGAAATAGTAACTGTGCGTCCTAAACCATCACCAAAGGTGTAAACACCAGAGCCACCAATCGCACCTGTGTCAACTACAGTTTCACTCCAAGCTGTTCCATTCCAATCATACACATAGACCCTTCCACTCAGGTTTCCGCTTCCATAACTACCGTATCCCAGAGCACCCACGACCAATCTTAAACCGTTGTCCGAAATAGACGCAGACTGTCCAAAATAATCAATTACACTGTGACCATCTAAGTTACTTCCACGTTGGGTCCACGTCCCCCCAGTCCTTACATATACCTTTACCTGTCCTTTAGACGGGAAAGGACCAGGCTCATACCCCCCTCCAACAGCTATAACACTACCATCACCGGATATAGAAACTGCTTCACCCAAACGTGTATTAATGTCTCCACCATTAAAAGTGGAACCAATTTGTTCCCATATAGACTGATTAGTGATTTTTATTGAAAACGCATTACTTGAAAACACGTTACCTTCAATATTTATATCTCCCCGAACATCCAACGCTCTCACAGGATTGTTTGTTCCTATACCAACATCACCAGAAGTGTGGTATGCGTTTCCCCCGCCCGTCGTAAAACCACCACCACTAGATATACCTGTTATTTGGCTACCATCCCCTAAGAAAGATGTTGCGGTGACATTTCCGCTCACCACTATATTACTGGTCGTAACAAATCCTGTGATGGTGTTTGTAAATTGAACCGTATTTGAAGTTGTATTCCCACTTTCACAAACTTCATGAAGATTCGAAGTTAATCCTGTAAGTTGACTTCCATCACCCGAAATGGATGTGACTGTTATTACACCAACATTTGCCGTCCCGTGAACATCTAAATTAAATAGTGGTGTATCTGTTCCTATACCAATTCGAGACGTGGTTGTGTTTACGACCAGGTTTGAGTTACCAACTTCTAAATCACCTGTGGTGGTCACCGCGGTGGTGGTGAGGGTTCCAGTGTTTGCGGTTCCATGTACGTCGAGTTTGAAAGTGGGTGTTTCTGTTCCCACACCCAAATCACCATTAACGATTGTAAAGTTATTTTGGACGAGAGTATTTCCTCGCATGTCAACTTTTAACCGATGCGTAGGATCTTGAAAGTGGAGAATGTGGGAATCTGAAAGTGTGTTTTGGGTAAACCCCATTGAAAATCTATCTTCATCTGCATGGAAAATCAATGCTACATTTGCATATGTAGAACCATCTTTGTGTTCCATTAGCACACCCAAATCCAAGTTATGATCTATCTGCCCTGAACCCAAACCAAAAATTTTATTTGCAAACGTAATATTATTTGAGTTAATAATCGTATTATTACTGGAAACTTCAAGATCTCCATTCATTTCTACATCGCCCTCTACAAGTATTTCACCTTCTATATGAAGGGTTCTAGATGGGTTGTCCGTTCCCATTCCAACGCTTCCTTCAAAAGATTGAAGGGTCGTGGTCATTAATTTATCCAAACATTTTTTCCAGTCTTATAATTCGTTCTTCTAATCCGTCATTCTTTTCTTTTTCAATTTGAAGTCTCTTATCAACTTCTTGTAGAGCTGAAGTTGCGATTGTAAATATTGCATCCTTTTGCAATTGTTTAAAGTTTTCAACCCTTTGACCGTAAACAAAAAGTTCATCGTCAATTATTTTTTCTTCAACTTGTATTATTTTCGAATCAATTATTTTTTTAAGTGTAAGAGTATATGCATTTTCATTTTCACCGTATACTTGAATAGTAAAAGAATTACTTTCTAAATTTGAAGTATCAAAATTTGTAAACGTGAGTAAGTTGTCACCGCCACGTGTAGCCATATCGTAAACATTTGGAACGTAAGATGTATTTGTTTGAACTGCATAAGGGAGGACGTTCTCAACTTCTTGGGCTATAAATCCCCATACGGGTTGGTCACCTTGAAAAACAACATCACGATAACTATATCTTTTGGGTTTCAGAAGTCGTAAAATATTTAACGCAGTATCATCTTTTACGTCCTTAATATTTTGTTTAATACGACGATCCGAAGCTGTTATAGTTCCACTCTTTGAAATTATACGTTTTCCAGAAACGATGTGGTCATTCGCGTAAATAGACACACCCGACAAAGATCCCGTGTCAGCTGTTAAATTTGTGCTATGGTTAAAATATCTTTTGGAAGCAGAACTCACAATCCCCGATGAACCCTGAACGTGAAGTTTTGCATATGGAGTGTTTGTTCCTACACCAACGTTTCCAGTTGTGGTGTCTACGTATACATTAGACCCTCCAATTTCGAATATCACATCTTTTATAGTTTGTTTTGTGTATCGAGGGCTGTCGAAGACCCTCACGTGACCCGCATTGAAACCACCACCGTCGTTTTGGTAGCCCCCCGCTGCGAGACGTGTTCCATCCGAAGAAAGGGCGACGGACCAACCGAAATAGTCGGAAGCCGCCTCACCGTCTATGTTCGCCCCAACTTGGGTCCACGTCCCACCACTCTCCTCGAAGACCCTCACGTGGCCCGCGTCTGTACCAGTGGTGTCGTTGGCGGCGGCCCCCGCGGCGACTCGTGTTCCATCCGAAGAGAGGGCGACGGAGATGCCGAAAAGGTCCGACGCCGTCTCACCGTCTATGTCCGTCCCAACTTGGGTCCACGTCCCACCACTCTCCTCGAAGACCCTCACGTGGCCCGCATTGGAACCGTTGGCATCGTTTAGGTAGCCCCCCGCTGCGAGACGTGTTCCATTCAAAGAGAGGGCGACGTCCCAACCGAAATGGTCCCCAGCTGCCTCACCGTTTATGTCGTCGCCAACCTGGGTCCACGTCCCACCACTCTCCTCGAAGACCCTCACGTGGCCCGAGTCTGTACCACCACCGTCGTTACCCCGCCCCCCCACTGCGAGACGGGACCCGTCCGAAGAGAGGGCGACGGACCGACCGAACTCGTCCCCAGCCGCCTCACCGTTTATGTCGTCGCCAAGTTGGGTCCATGCCCCACCACTCTCCTCGAAGACCCTCACGTGGCCCGAATTGGAACCACCACCGTCGTTGTAGATGGCCCCCACTGCGAGACGTGTTCCATCCGAAGAGAGGGCGACGGACCAACCGAACCGGTCCGCAGACGCCTCACCGTTTATGTCGTCGCCAAGTTGGGTCCATGCCCCACCACTCTCCTCGTATACCCTCACGTGGCCCGCGTCTGTACCACCACCGTCGTTGTAGTAGCCCCCCGCTGCGAGACGGGACCCGTCCGAAGAGAGGGCGACGGACCAACCGAAATGGTCCCGAGCCGCCTCACCGTTTATGTCGTCGCCAAGTTGGGTCCATGCCCCACCACTCTCCTCGTATACCCTCACGTGGCCCGCGTCTGTACCACCACCGTCGTTTAGCCAGCCTCCCACAGCGAGACGTGTTCCATCCGAAGAGAGGGCGACGGACGTCGCGGACTGTTCCCCAGCCGCCTCACCGTTTATGTCCGCCCCAACTTGGGTATGTACATCGCTACTAACAATGGAATATTCTGTTGAAATCAGATTACTTGTATAGAAATCTTTCGTAAGATTTAAGTTACCACGGATATCCAGTTTACGCAATGGTATATCTGTCCCGACACCGACATTCCCAGACGTGCGAATGAGATTACTCCCACTTGTCGTGAAAGCTGCACCGACACCAGTTAATGCTGACCCGTCACCTATAAATGAGGTGGCTGTCACATTTCCACCAACTACTATGTTACTTGACGTCACTAACCCAGTTATATCATTGGTAAACTGTAAGGTATTCGAAGTTGTGTTTCCAGTGTCTGTTTTTTCTTGTAAAGTTGACGATAACCCAGTAAGTTGACTACCATCACCGGAAATGGATGTGACCGTCAATGTTCCAACGTTTGCTTTTCCGTGAACATCTATATTGAATAAAGGTGTGTTTGTTCCTATACCGACTCGTGAAGTATTTGTATCTACGTGTAAGTTTGGGGTTTCTAAATTAGATGTGATTGATAGTGATGTTGTTGTCAGTACCCCAACATTTGCCGTCCCGTGAACGTCCAATTTCGTTCCAGGTGTTTCGGTTCCTATACCCATATTGTCGTGAACAACAGAAAATGTATTTTGAACAGTGGTATTTCCACGTAAATCAATTTTTAAAAGATGGGTGGGATCTTGAAAATTTAGGACATGATTATCTGTAAGGGTATTTTGAGTGTACCCCAAAGAGAGCCGTTTTTCATCCGCGTGATATACCAATGCCACATTTGCATATGTTCCATTATCCTTGTGTTCTAGAAGGACCCCCGTGTCTTCATTGTGATTTACATATCCCGAACCAATTCCAAATATCCGATCGTTGATGGTTATATCATTGGAGTTAATAATAACTGTGTCACCTGAAACTGTTAAATTGCCTTGAATTTCCGTTTTATTTGTTACTAATAATCCACCTTGGACATGAAGGGTTTTAGATGGATTATCAGTGCCAATTCCGACACTTCCCTCGAATGTTTGTATGGTGGTTGCCATTACATTAATATAAGAAACTTATTTCATCGGAACCACCCTTTGTAATTTTAGAAATTTTACCGTCGCTGTGTTGTGAAACATATTCGATAAACAGATTATAGTTTCCTTCGGATGTTAAATCGATAGTTGGTTTGATAAATACTGTAGTTGTATTACTTGTAACCTCTGACGACCATGGATTTGTATTTGTGTTCCCAAATACAGCGGCTGGACCTCTTGCTACATCTAACGGGGTTCCACCAGTTCTGTGTCCACCACTAACTTCTATAGACATTGTGCTAATTTCATTATCAGCGTGGATAAGGTGAGCCACGATCTTGGCATAAAATACATGTTGGGTAAAAACGACCCCTATAGTTCCATTTGCTATACTAGTTCCGTTTGCGATGGTATTCGTATAACTATAGGTTTTTTTACTCACACCACCCGCATTTATTATTATACCACCCGTTGCTTTAAAAGCAGCATTTGTGTTGGTAAATAACACTGTGTTTGAAGTTGTGTTTCCCAAATCTATAATATCACCTAAAGTTGAGACTGTTGAGACGTTAGATAACGTTCCACCATCACCGTAAAACGAGGAACCTGTCACCCTTCCACCGACGATAATATTTGAGGTGGTTGTAAAAGCTGTGGTGTCATTTGTAAATTGGAGGGTGTTCGAGGTTGTGTTTCCAAAATCTGATACAGACTGCATTGTTGTAGCTATACCGGTGAGTTCACTTCCATCACCCAAAAACTTTGTGGCTGTAACGTTGCCCCCAACAACTATGTTACTGTCCACAGATAGACCTGTGGTGACATTTGTAAGTTGGAGGGTGTTCGAGGTTGTGTTTCCGAAATCGGATACGGATTGTAGTGTTGTAGCTATACCAGTGAGTTCACTCCCATCACCATGTAGGTAGGTGGCTGTGACGTTACCAGTTGCTGTCAGGTCACCATACACTTTAACACGGAGGTCTTCGGAGGCGAGGGGCACGATGGTTGAACTACTCGCACTACTTTCAGTGTAAGCCATTACGAGTTCATCACTAGATTCTAAATATCCAACAGCTACATTTGACTCGGGTCTATTCATAAGAAGACCCAGATCTAGAACTGTATCGGAGGAAGTATTATTCTTTCCAAGTTCGACGATAGCATCTGTGATGTTTAGGTTTTGTGTTGCAATTAAAGTCACATCACCCTTGAAATGTATATCTCCACCTACAGTTAGATCTTCACTAATATAGGTGTTTCCCAAAATATGCACGACATTTGAACCATCATCATCTATGTAAACATTTGAACCAACTGTCAGTGTATGACCTTGTGGATTTGTGTTAGCTATCGAGCAGGTTGGTGCGATGTATACCACATTTGATGTTGGTGCTAGGAACTGTCGGTTTCCAGCATTTAAGACCATTGTATGTTCAGCCTGGTCTTTGATGTCCTGTGTTTTAACCTGACTACCTAAACGAACTTTGGTAGAACGTTCAATCGTTGGTAAATTTTTAACTCCACCCCTGAGACGGAGTACCAAGTGAAGTGTAGATTCTTTCTGAACGTTGTAATCGGCAAGTGTTCTACCATCTTCTAATTGTTTACCCGCAAAAATAAGACGTTGTTGATCAGGTGGGATTCCTTCTTTGTCTTGTATTTTTGATTTGATATTATCTATGGTGTCAACAGACTCGACTTCGAGTGTTATTGTTTTACCTGTAAGTGTCTTGACAAAAATTTGCATACTTACTATTATTATATGTTTGTATTTTAATTTGCATATAATAGACCAGCCATCCCATTTTCGATTCTCAAAATATTGTAGTTGACTGCATAAATTGGGTCATTGATTGGTAGGGTTTTACTCATAATTTTAAATGAACTTATTCTACTAAAGTTGAGAGTCCCCGTTGGTTGTAAAGAACTTGTTGATAAACAAAATGGATACAAGAAAAAATCGGGTGAAGTTACTGAGTGTGTATGATAGTAAGAACACGCATCTACATGATGAGGTTGACACCATTTATAATCACCTATATCGATTCCATTAACATTCATTTTAACTTTATTTGACCTGGAGGTCAGAGCTCCGTCATCATCCGTGTTTGAGCATGCGATATATTTAACGGGGTGACTAAATGTAACTTCTTGTATAAGGGCATTCGATGCTTCATTTTTTTGAACTTGTGTAATGAGGAGATCATGTTTACGGGAGGCGATGTTACCACGCTCTTCATTGTCTAGGTAGTAATAGTTTGCAAAAAGTTCTATATTATAGGCACTCGCATTTGGACCCCAGTATATTCTGAGTTCAACGTTATGGTAATTTAGAGCGACTAGGGGTAACGCACATTTCGCACCTTCACAAAAAAAGAAACGGAGAGGGTAAAAATATGACGAGGCGCTTATACCCGGGTGTGTACCAATTGCACTCTTCGATACACAGGTGGCGAATGTATCGATTGCAATTTTTTCGGTAAATGTGGAATCTTGGGTATCGATGACCGACCCACCAATGAGAAGTTCAACTTTATCGACTAAAGTTGACCATTCCTCAATTGTTTGACTTTGAGTCGTATCATCAACGGTGAGGTAAACGTAACCCAGTAGATCACCAGTTTTTTCAAATTGAATACTAGACATTGAATTATTTTTCACTTCTCCGTGGATTGTTTGTTTCTCGACAGACTGTGAAAAATTAGCATGTCTTTTGAAGGTTGAATTAAAGAAAGAAATTTCGGGATCGCCCATGATATATTTATCCTGAGCCCCGATGGCAATCAATTGAACAACTCCAGCTGACATGGTATACTATAGTAAAGGGAGAAAATTACATATTGGGTTTCCTACACACAAAACGGAGGATTAAAAAGTTATTTTCGGCGGGGTTGGGTGGTGATATGAGAACACCATCTTCATTTCTAATGCTTACGGTTAAGCGATCAATAGATCGAATTGGATCGATGTATTGGGTGGCAATTGGGTAGTTGTCTCTAAAACTAATGATACCAGTGTCATCTGTAGTTACTAAACTAGCAAAAGAATTACGGACTATACTTCCGTCTGAGAGTGGGGGTGGATTTTTCGATGCTCGATCAGAAAAGATAGAGTCTAACTCTTTGATGGACACGTAGCAATGTTCACTACCATTTGCGGGGGTTACTGTATTGATTCGGGCGGCTAAAAGTCTAGCCTGAACAACATTGCGAAGAGGTTGATTAAGATAACAGGTGAAAGAATTTGGTGTCTGTCCAACTGTGTCAACCGTGATTGTGTGATATTCATAGTTAAGATCTGGAATTGTTTCCGTTGGGGAAGTGATCAAAGCCATTTATAGTAAGCTTAGATTAAAGATCCACCAATTCCATCCACGATCGTGTAGGAGGCGTGTTCACCAACAAGTTTTTGGGCACCACATAGTCCACCTGGGGTTAAACTTTTGGTGTATGGACTATCTTCTTTACCAGACCCAGGAACACATTCCATCCGATTTTCTAAATCGAAAATTGATTGATCATTGACAATTTCAATAACAATTGGTTTAGGTTGATAGGCGCTTGTTTTTTTCATGATATTGAGAATGACAATAACAAAAAATAAAATAACGATGGCGGTTAGGGCATTTCGATCAGTGCGATTGAACTTGAACATTTATAATCAGGCAACATTATTTTATAAACTGCGTTAAAGGTAATTTTTTTAGTTTCTACATAAAGAGTAGATGGATGAAGAGATAGTAATCGATCGTGGTAACTCGACGGTGATGAAATTAGATGCAGACGAACAAGCTCTCATGGATGAGATTCAAATATCTGTTCCAAGATCTCAGCCTGTTCAAAGACCAGCAAGACCATCGGCTAGACCTACAAATGCTATCCCTCAAGAAACGATGGATGCATTTGTCAACCCCAACAAACAGACTGCACCAAGACAACCCACTGAGGAAGAGGAAATAGATTATGGTGAGGATTTCTATGACGATGAACCATCAATGGGTCCTGGTATTTCTCAGGAAGAACAACCTTCCAAGGGCTATACTTCAATTGACGAAGAGAAGTCTGACCTCCTTAACAAGCTTACGCGTTTAGAAAAGAAGGGATTTGCTGTCAACAAACGCCTAAATGCATATTCAAACATAGAAGAACTCCGGGCTGAGGTTAAGAGAATTACCTACAGTATCGATGTGGAGCAATCTATTCGTTTTTCTCGGAGAATGTTAGTTGCATGTGTGACTGGACTTGAGTTTCTTAATAAGAGGTACAACCCCTTTGAGATTCAATTAGAGGGATGGTCTGAGTCTGTGATGGAGAATGTAGATGACTATGATACTGTTTTTGAGGAACTCTACGTAAAGTATAGATCAAAGGTAAATGTTGCACCAGAGGTTAAGCTGATAATGATGTTGGGTGGTTCCGCGATGATGTTCCATCTAACAAATAGTATGTTCAAGTCGGTGATGCCCAACATGAATGATGTAATCAAACAAAATCCGGATCTCGTTAAGAATATGATGAGTGCGGTTCAGAATACCACCCGGTCTCCTGGTGAAACTGGTGTGGATGCCCCCGTTGGTGGGACGGGTCAATATGAAATGAAGGGTCCTGGACTTGATATTTCCAGTTTGATGGGTGGTGTTATGATGCCACCAACCCCCCCGATGAACACAACACCCCAGGTTGCTCAGGATGCACGCGACTTTGACGCCGCGGACGACATTTCAGATATTATTTCTATTTCAGGGGACTCTACGGGTGGTGAAGTCAAGGAAGTGAATGTGGATTCTTCTAAACCCAAGCGGGTTCGACGAAAAAAGAAAACTGAAATTAATCTCTAGATATATATAAATGATAGCGTATTGTCCGCTAGAGGATTTAGATCCTCCTGTCCGACAAAAAAAAATTGTCGAAGAACCTGAGCCTCAGATAGACTCGAAGGTTGGACGTGAAGAAACTGAAATGAATTACGTCATCATGGCTTTCATTATCGGCGTAGTTATGCTAGCCGTTTCTGATTCCATCAGGGCATAAATGTAATGAATCTACTAAGGGGTTTTCCCCCAAAGTAAATTTAGTAAGTAAAGGATTTCAAATCTGTGCCACCGGATTTGATCTTGATAAGTTTTCCACCCAACGAGGAATGAATTTTTGAAAAAATGTCGTATGAATATCCAATTCCCGTCGTATTTGCTGGGGTGATAGTCACAGTGTTTGACGTTGTCGTGACGATGGGACTCCATGGATTTGCGTTCACGCCACCAAACAATTTTTTGATACCCACGGCTATAGGAACAGATGATTCTGTGCCATCACTCGTTCCTCCCTGAAATTCAAGAATCATTGTGCTTATGTTTGACACATTCGTGGTTTCTCTCAATTGAGTAATTACCCGTCCATAAAATGCCGCGTCTGAATATACAAGTTGTATCTCTTTATTTGATACACCAGGTGCGATTGTTACTACATTTGAGTAACGTTTACACGCCATCTCACCTTGACCGTCATTCGTCACTACACCACCTTTAAATTCCGAATGACCATCTGAATCAATTTTTACTCGTTCCGTTCCCTGTGTTTTAATCGTAATGTTCTGGTTTTCTGTATTAGAGGTGGAACCACCCATAGAAATTTCACTTACATTCGAAGTAGATGGGTTTGTAGTTTGCCCTGCCTGTATAACGAGGCGTTGTGTTTCGGGTTCACCCACAATTGTTTCGGTTGTATCCGCGTGAATAACAGCTGAATTGTCTGCCGACACTTCTTCTGTTTTAATTTTACCCATATCAATACCACCCACGGGTGGTGGGGCACCTTCCGTAACCTTTTTAGGTGGGATGTCGAGTTTACTGGTAAAAATCTGATCAGTGAGAATAAGAACACGGGGCATCTCTATATTAGTTACCGAATAAAATACCCGCCATACCATTTTGTATTCTGAGAATATTGTGATTTAATGCGTATACAAATATATGTGTATCTGTCCTATTCGACCCCCTTTCAGCATTTCTTATAATCATTTTAGCGTTATCCAATCTACTGAAATTACATGTCCCCGTGGGACTGTATTCAGATGAATTTATACAAAAATGAAACGGGAAATATCTTGAGTACAACATCGTTTTACTTTCGGCTCTGTAATCTATGTGTGCAAACTTAGATTTCAAATAGCTTTCAACCGTGTGGAAATACATAGGGGACATATTCTCTAATAAAGCTGTTCCATTTATTTGAATATCCGCGGTTCCAAATGTAAATCTATCAGTAACATTATCATCATCTAAAGTTCCAAATCCAAAAAACAGAGACTTTACCGGGTGATTAAATTGTGAGATATCTAAACTATTATTATTAGTTGTAGCAAAATCAATGGGATACTCAACCCTTTGAACCTGTGTAATCATCATTTCTATCTGACGATTTACAAAACTTTCTCTCTCATCTGTGTCTAAAAATATATAATTACCGTATACTGAAATTTTCTTCTGACTTGCTGTTAAACCCTGTTCCACAGTTCCATTGTAATAATTTGTATCGAAATTGATTTTAATTTCTACTGCATGATTCTGTAAAGCAACTAAGGGTAAATATGCCCCACCATCACAAAAAAAGAAGTGAAATGGTACAAACGCTATATTACCTACGTTGGCTTTTACGTTTATCTCTTGGGATTTAGTCCAAGTATCAGCTAGGTAGTTTGGCCAAATGTCATTGTAGTAATCGTAGTGTTGGGAGTCAACCTTTTGTCCACCAATATAAAGATCCACCGTTGAATTGTAAAAAATATTTGACGATATATTAGCTTCTCCAGTTCCTTCACACCACAATCCGTTTATAATGTCACCGTATACAGGAATAGTAATAGAATTATCAGTTTCGGTAACTTCTTTTATAAACTTTGGGGCTTGTGAAAAATTCTTATATCTCGCAAACTTTGTTCGAAAAAAAGAATGACCTTCGTCACTTGTTAAATAAATGTCTTGTGCTCCTTTTGATACAATCTGGACTAATGCACCAGACATTTATTAATTATGTAGATTATAAAAATAGACACTTTCCCTGAGGGAAGTCTGTTTTTTCCTGAACCCCCTTTCCATGAATCTTGAAACCACCTTGTCTATACACCTTCATACGTTTGTAATACATTGCTGTGAAGATGGACCATGGATCGTGGATATCGTATATGTGGGGGTCATTCTTTTTACCCTTGGTTTCTCTCATTATTCTCCCAATACTCTGTGTGATGTCTGATTTTGGTGAAGCTAGAATGACCGTATCTAGGGTTGGTATGTCCAAACCTTCGTGGGCTTGACTGAATGTTGCAAAGATGATTTTCTTTTTAGAGGATTCTTGGAGATCCTTCTCCTTCATACCACCCATGTAGAGCCCCGAACTTTTGGGAAAACATTGGTGAAGAAATTCACAATGAAATCTCCGGTCACTCAAAACGAGGAGTTGTCTTGTTCCTGCTGAGGCCTTTTTAATAAGTTCGACAAGCATTATATTTCTCTGGCGATCCTCGACCAACTCCGTGATCATGTTGGGCATCGAGATTTTCCCATTCCTCATTGAGGGTGGGGGGTTTCTATAATTGAAACATTCGTAGACGATTGAAAAAACTTCAACCTGTCCCTGATTTTTCCTCTCGACGGCGAAGAAGGTTGCCCCCATGAACCAATGGAGGACCTTGGTGAGACCATCCTTCCTCTCTGGGGTGGCAGAGAGACCAAATATGTGTTTGGGACATAACTTGAATAGGGACTGACTGAATACCTTAGCACATATATGATGGGCTTCGTCTACAATGAGGGTTCCCACGCTTTCAAAGTCCCCAAAACTATACTCTTTTAGGGAGAGTGATTGAAGCATAGCGATCACAAAATCACAATCAACCTCCTTCTTATCTTGTTGAACGACACCAATGGTGGCCCCTGGACAAAATTGTTTAATTCTCTCCCTCCACTGATCGGCTAGGAACTGTTTATGAACGACAATCATTGTCCTATAGCCTAACGTGCATGCTATTGCCAGGGATACGGTGGTCTTCCCAAAACCACACGGGAGTGAGAGAACACCATGACCCGCCTTAAGAGCTGCAGCAAGTGCTTCATTTTGGTGTGTTGCGTCTCGAAGGGTGCCGACAAACTTTGTTGTAATTCGGGTGGGTTGGGGTCTTCGGTCCTCCTTAGGTTCACCAAGTTTCTCGACGCCATAGAAGCGCGGGACACAGATACCATTTTTAATCGTTTTAAAAACTTTAAAAGGTGGTGGTGGAAATCCATAATCCCCATTGACTATAGGTCTTACGGTAAGCTCCTTTTTAATTTCCTGTAGGGGTCCTTCTATGGCGAGGTACCCTGTTCTGGTGAGAACTGTCATGTATACTAAATTAGACGGAGGAAACTTTAACTATATTCCGAAGATTTGATAATCCAAGAAAACCCTGAATAATCACCTACGTTCCAATATCCTTTGAATTCAATTTCTACTTTGATTTCATCCCCCTTTACACAGGATTGGAGGGGTTTTCCCTTAACTTCGCACATGACCCGTCTATATCTAAATGGAACTTTCACTTTGAGGATATGTCCTTCCAAAGGATTATCAATATTAGAATTCGTGAGGAGGTGATTCATTTTCATATGAGTATCATTGATTCGCGTCACCAGTGTTGGTGGAATTCTAATACGAATATACTTTTTACTATTATATTCATACATTGGTTCATACACAGAAGTTAAAAACTTCATTGATTTCTATTACGATATATTAAAATTAAAACTATAAGTATCATTGTCAGAAGTAATATACGTTGACTCAAAGTAGATGGTTTAATTGGTTTTCTAGTTCCGAAATATTCATGACTGAGTGATCTAGAAACTTCGACAGCTGATTCTATACTTGAATAAGGTGTATTTCTGGGTGACATCATCCCACACATCGCAACTTTTGAACATTTTCCGAAAAATGGAAGTTGTCCATGTAGACTGAGAACCCCCGAAGATTGTGAAAAGGTCCAACCATCTTCTTCACTCCAATCCGCACCCCACCCAATTCTAGTTGTGTTTGGGGAGGGTATATCTAACTGATCAATCACCTCAAGTTTTAACATTTCTGGTGTGTTTGATAGCACTTCACGTGTTAGGTTACAGATTACACAAGATACAGTTCTACCGTCTGATAAAACTCTGGGTTGTAAATTCCACTTCGTTTCGGATGCAATTTCTAAATCTGACTTCAAAGTGATTGGTTCATCGTAATCTAAGAGAACATTTATAGCTCCGTAGGTACTTTCTCTAACTTTTTTGTCAGCATCCGGACCCCAGTTGTCTCCAAGGACTTTTAAGGCTGGACTATTATCAATACACAGAAACAATTGTCCATCATCAACGGTAGTTCCATTTGAAAATGTGAGTTTGTAACTATCTTCTTGGTATTCGATATCTTTCATCTCCATTCCAAAGACAAAATTTACACCTTCTTCTGTGAGTGCTTCTTCCATCGCATCACCCATCACTTTACCTGAAACTCTTTGTGTATATGGTTTGGCTAGGGCCACATGATTTAAGTTTTGAATAAATTCATATGCAGACATCGTGTTCCACGTTACGCCATCCATTATAAGGGGTAGGTTTTTTAGACACTTTTCTCCATTTTCACTTAATTTACCTATAGAGTCTTTAAGACTTATTTCCTTGTACTTGCTTGGTTGGAATAATACTTTCATTACAAGTTTTATCAAAGACACATAGTCACTCACATTCAAAGACTTTAATAAAAAGTTTCGACCACCCTGATCATTTACTGGTTCAAACATTTCATCCCAATCTATATTCATTTCATCGAATAATGATTGTGTATTGTGGAAGGTGTTAAACAGGACTCTATGTGCGTGAATATTTCTTACATCGATCTCAGGTTCCCACCATGAACCACCAGCCGAAGTTTTTCGGTCATAAATAGTTATATCATGGTCTTCTCCTGATTTAAGAATCTCCCAAGCGAGAGACATCCCGGTTGGTCCTGCGCCGATAATATGAATCTTCATTCTACTCTTAGTAGACATTAAAAATATCTTCATATGATAGGTATGTTGACTGTAATAAAACCCTTACCCAAATCAACTCAACAGAAGGTAAAAACATGGAAGTTTGCCGCCAAATTCCTGTGGAAAGAGCGTTTTATCGAAGATAAATCAGAGCTCGGGAGATGGACAAAAGATCAACTTCTCGATCTTGGTCCAACATTTGTAAAATTAGGACAAATTGCGTCCACGAGGGGGGACCTCTACCCCCCAGAGTTCACCCGTGAACTTGAATCTCTCCAAGATGACGTTCCCGCCTTTGATTATAATTTAGTTAGGGATCAGATTGATCTAGATATTTTCAAGGACTTCGATGATATCCCCTTTAAGTCTGCGAGTATTGGTCAGGTCCACAAGGCTACCCTACAAAATGGGAAACCTGTAGTTGTAAAATTGAAAAGACCAGGTATTTATGATACGATGCAATCCGACACAGAAACTTTGAAACGAATTCTAAAATTAGTTCAATCTCTGGGGATTGATACTGGGAATAGTTCAGACTTTGTTCTCAATGATTCGATTGAATATCTTTTGGGTGAAGCAGATTATATTCAAGAAGTTGATAATGCGATCAAATTTAAGAGGTCTCTGAAAGATGTTGAATGGATTAAGATTCCACGGGTGTATAAAAAATACTGTACGAATGAAATGATTGTAATGGAATATGTACCAACAGATAAGATTACCGAAATCAAGGACAAGAAAATCAATAAGATAAAGGTGTGTGAAGCCCTGGTGAATTCATACGTCATACAGACCATGGAGGCGGGTTTGTTCCATGCTGACCCACACCCAGGAAACTTGGGTATTTCGAGGAATGGTAAGCTGGTCTTTTACGATTTCGGATTAGTCATCCCACTATCGGATGAACTCAGAGAAGGTTTCAAAGACCTTTTCTTTTGTATTGTAAATAGGGACACCTCTGGGATAGTGAAAATTTTAATACGCCTG